GCCTGCTTGCGGAAGGTCCAGGAGGCGTAGTTGAACCCACTTCCGTTCCAAGCACCAAATGACCCAAGTGTGTAGCCAGTTGAGCTCACAGCACTTATGCCACCGCCACCTTGAGCACCTTGGGCAGATGAGTCATTTGACGAAAGTGAATTATCAATGCCGCGAGCTGTATCCTGCAGTCTATGTGCGTAGGTGTAGTCTCGTACCTTTGTCCATACCAATCCCCCCTTGCCGCTCAGATCAATCCCATTCGTAATCGTCTGCGTGCTGCTGTTGCCGGTGTAAAGCCAGGTGCTGAAGACATCTTCAATGTAAATCTTCGGTGCGCTTGCCGATGCTGCGAGTGCTTTAGTGTTTAACATCAGGCGTCACCCACACGAGCGCCGTACACCTGTGTGCCGACTTTCCATAACGTGATCACCGTGTAGCCGGTCGTATTCAGCGTCGGTGCATTGCCCCCGCCGGTCTTCCACACCACGCCGCTACCACCAAAAGTGGAATCACTCCAAGTGAGCGTGTAGGCGCTGCCGTCATCCACCATCAGCGTCACCGCTTCACCTGCTGCAAAGTTGGTGGCCTTCGGTGTGCGGTTGGCACCGAGCGTGATCAGTTGGATGCTGCCATTGCCGGGGTCAATCTCAAACGCTGCACCGTCGGTGATGGTGAACACATCCTCCAGCACCGTGCCGATGATGGCCGGATCGGTCAGCGTTTTGTTGGTGAGGGTTTGGGTGTCGCTGGTGCCAACAATGGTGCCACTAGGAGCTGTGACAGTAGTAGCAGTACCAGCACCTGTCCGGTTAATCAGACCAGTGGTAGACAACCCTGCTACTGCAGCAAGATCAGCGTCGTATGCCTGAACAGTAGAGCCAATGCCACTGGTCGGCACATAGCTGCTCATGCCAGATTGTGTCTGGTAAGTACTCGAAGCAGTGGCCGTAGTCAGGTAAGACGACATACCAGCTTGTGTCTGATATGTTGACGCGGCAGTAGTGGTATCGAGATAGCCGGTAACCGTTGACCCCGCTGGAATCGTGACCGAATTTGCGAAGGTCGCACTACCAGACGAATCAAACGTCAGTCTTGGCGTGCCACCAGTAACCAGAGCAAGTTCATTGGCACCTGTGTGAGCAATACCTGTATCGGTGTCGCCGTCAAAAGCGTAGACAGGTGCTGCAGTGCTGGTGCTGTCGTCAGCCTTGAGTTGTCCAGTCAGAGTGCCGCCGGTTTGCTTGAGGTAGCGAGCATCAGAGTTGGTGGCAAAGTAGCCAAACCAGTTCCATGTCCCGCTGCTGTACTGGATGCGAGCAGCAATACCACTATCACCTACAAATCCAACAGGAAGACCAGCAAGAGGGGTGAAGCTCTCAATGCCTGTTGAATCAGTGACTTGGATGTTCTGACCATTCGTTGGGCTGCCTGGAATGGCTGCGACGTTGGCAACAGGGGTAAAGACAGCAGACGAGCTGATCGCAGTGATAGCTGAGTCAGCTTTCGCATTAGCCGTATTGGCTGTTGTAACTGCTGCACTGGCATTGGAGCTAGCAGTGTTTGCTGTGGTTACAGCATTACTAGCATTGGTCGAAGCAGTGTTAGCCGTAGACACAGCAGATGCAGCAGTACTAGATGCAGCGTTGGCTGTATTGACTGCAGATGTTGCATTAGTAGAGGCAGTATTAGCTGTGCTCAGTGCCGTGTTGGCTGTGCTTAGAGCAGTCGCAGCATCGGATGCAGCACTTGTGGCAGTAGCACTAGCAGCGTTGGCTGTGTTGACTGCAGTGGTGGCATTAGAGCTGGCTGTATTGGCCGTAGATACTGCAGCACTAGCGTTTGTGCTGGCGGTGTTTGCCGTGGCTACAGCAGCAGAGGCATTACTGGAGGCAGTGTTAGCCGTTGCAGTAGCTGCATTAGCCGTGCTTAGCGCAGTGTTAGCCGTGGTCGTAGCACTGTTCGCCGTAGCAATAGCAGACGTTGCATCCCTATTCGACTCCTGCGTCACATACAGGTTCTGAGTGAAGTTATCATTCAGATCCTGAGAACGGATAGCAGAACCCGGATAGAACTGAGCAGCAAGAGCTGCGTCATCAGTAACCCGATAGATCCGAATAGCCGCTCCATTAGCAGGAGCCGTATTGAATTGGATCGTGGTAGCGTTGGCTAAGGTGTATGCAGTTGTAATTGTGCCATTGACACTTACTTTGATGTCAGTGGTCTCAAGATATGGAAAGGTAAAAGAAAAGAGAACGGTAGAACCGTTCCCTGTATATGTATTCTGAGTGACAGCCATTTACGCTTATTTGCGAATTTGCAATAGTTCTTGTACTTGGGTGGCATCATCACTAGCGCCTCGAATGTCTCCGACACCAAGCCGTTGACTGCGACGCTGCTTTAGTCCTCCAATAACTGCAAACGTTGCATCTTCCTGTTCGAGTGCAGCGAATGCCATCTTGAAGGCTTGATTGTGAATGCGATCTAGTTCACGGTGCACAACAAGATCCTTAATCGGAAACTCTTTCTGAGTTTGCTGTCCCCGTTCTTTCACGTATTCTTTGATCTTGGAATTCCAGAAGCCTTCCTTCTGGTTCATCATGCCTTCAATCTGACCTTTTAGATCAGCATTCTGTGCGATCCAGTTGTTTACTTTCTGCCGTTGTTCAGGTGTTAGTTGCTCACCAGTACTTGGATTCAGACGTACTGTTTGGAGGTTGTCCCATCCAGTCTTCAGTAGCCATTGCCTCCACGGTTCCATACCACCATTACTCTTGAAGAATGGCAGCAAAGCATTCATGCCAGCCGTGATCGGCTCGTGGTAGTTAATAGGTTGCCCAGTGTAGATATCAAGTTGATCCTTGAGCATCTCATTGCCACTGAAAAGGAACCTATTCCGGTTCGCTAAGTATGCAAAGAAATCATTCTCTACATCCTTCAGTTGAGGAGTGATAGCTTTGGACAGTAGACTCCGTGCACCTGTATACGGCAGCATTGAGTCTGCCTGCATCGCCATAAAACGATTCCAGGCACCTTCATCGCCAGACAACATTGAAACCAAAGGCTCAAAGCCACTGAGGAATGTCTTGTTGGCAATGTTCATTGAGATTGAATAGGCAATCTTTCTACCAATATCTTCAGACCATGCTTGGTCCACGCGCTCAGCATTAAAGGCCCAATCACCAACCAAGCCAAGAAGGGTGTCAAATGGTTCCAGACCTTGATAGGACACCCATTCACCAGTTACTGGGTTACGGATGGACAATGGTTTCCATCCAATGTCTTGCATACGCTTTTTCTCGGCAGCGTCTTGGGGGCCATTGCCAGTGAGGTTGCCTTCTGCTGCCCAAAGACCAGCACCAAGGACCACAGCAGAACCCATCAACTGACGACCGATGTACTCAGACTTCAGAGAGTGGAATGCTTCATCTGTGTATTCCAGACCATGCTCAGCAAGAGCTTCAGTCATTTCGTCTACAGTCTTTGCACCAAGCACTTTGCGTGCACGTCCCATCGCCAAGCCAAGACCACTCAATGGGTTGTAGGACCAGCCAAGTTCTAATGCGTTCACACCAGTTCTTGGGAACATGAACAGGCTCCGCATAAACGGAACTTTTTCCATCAAGTGCTCAAGACGGCTTACGATTTCATTGTCAAGATTAAGTGCAAGCTCATTACTGGCAAACTTTGCTGCCTTATTTGTGAGCATTCCACTTTCGTCAAATGAATCGCTGTATAGCTTCCGTTGAAGCTTGTTGAATTCATCAGCATCAAACGCACCGCGTGTTTTACTAAACAGCTCATCGTATGCTTTCGCACGCGCAACACCGCTTGCCATCATGGATTGCATAAAGCCATCCAAGGCATACATCGCATTTGTACCGTAGCGGACAAAAGGGTTGTTGTTGTACCAACTCAACACCTTTGCAAAGTTCCACATTGCAACTTTGCCGTTCTTGCCTTCAGCTCGCCATGCCTCAGACATGGCTTCCATGACTTCAAAGTTCTCAAGCTTTGACTGTGCCAGATCAGCACGGCCACGAAGCATTGCTTCTGCAGGAGCTGAGTTAGCCAGACGCCACTCTTGTCCCATGTGCTTGAACGCACGCTTGAGGTTCTCCGCTACACCACCATATGTATATAACGCACGTTTCAGTACACCTTTCTGACCTGTGGGATCGTTAGCAACTGCGCCAGCAAGTACAGAAACTGGCTTTGAAACCGTCATGACTGCGTTACCAACACCAGCACGTACAGCAGATAGACCAGACAACACATGGTTGTAGCGAACTGCTTGGAGACCACGTACAACCTGACTTGGAACAGAAGGATCACCATCAATGAATGCCTTTTTAATCAGACCGATGTTCTCCTCTGCGTAACGTTGAAGCTTGAACAGTTCGTCTACGTCACCATTGGTTGCATCGTATGCGTAGTTAAAAGCTTTCAGGTATTCGGGATTTTCTTTGTTGATCGCTTTCATCGTATCAACAACCTTTTCACCTTTAGCCTTTTGCTCAATTACTGCGTCAGCAAATTCATCTTTCACATTCGACAAGTAAGCCACAACAGCTTGGTGATCACCGTTCTTGACTAGCTTTTTCAGTTCAAGCGACTTACCAGCAATGTACTGGTTAGCACGGATCTCTCCTGCCAGTAGTTGAAGGTTTTCAAATGCCATTTCCTGCTGACGTGTGGTATCTGCAATATCACCAATAAGGATGGCAGCACGTGAGGCATCAGCAGCATTATCAGCTGCGTTCTGCGTCAACATGGCAGATGCCTTCATCTTGTCAGGATCAAAGATGATGTCAAACGCACGGCGGAATGCCTGCGCACCGACGTACCAATCTTCTTCGCCAAGGAACTTCTGGCCTTCGTATAACATGTTGCGCATGTCATCGAGAGTCTTGTTGAAATCCTTGAGGTCAAGCTTGAAGATTGCCTGAGTCAGATTCTCAATAGATGCATTGATCTTTTCAGCAGGAACTTTTTTCCCTTTGATCACTGCATCTACATTTGGAGCAATAGTATCAAATAACTCGGCTAGGCCCTCTGCGCGATCTACATCATCCATTCCACCGATAAACTTCTTTTGGAAGCTATCTGTGGCCACTGAGATTGCCCGTCCGTTAGTCGTACCTTCGTTGTTCTGAATGCGGTAGTGATCAACCTTTGCTTCAAGCCCGTTTGCCTCTACGTTCTGTACGGCACGAGCTTGTGACTCTGCAGGTTCATTGATGAATGCATCATACCCACCAGTACCTTCTGGATCTGCATCAATACGGCGGACACCTTCCTCCGCAATCGTTTCTTCACGAAGAGTTTCACGGATTTCAATCTCCCGTGTAGTTGGGTCTGTGATCTCATCACCTGCCTTCAGAGCTTCATCACGTTTGACAATCTCATCAGCAACCGGATCACGACCAATCATCTTGAGTCCTTTTGGCAGAGCTGAGATGAGAAGCTCTACACCACCTGTAATGCCAGCAGATTCAATAATGTTTTTCCACCGTTTGGTATCAGGACTATCACCTTCACGGATTGCCCAAGGAACATCCCAACCAAAGGTGTCATTCATCAATGTCCCTAGGTTCTCACCCTTTTCCGATGTCTCTGATGCAGCTGCAATACCGACATCAACTCCAACGCTAGCGCCAATACGAGTGGCCGTCTGTGCCCACTTCGCAGCACCCGCAGCCTTAGCTGCAGTTGTTGCACCGCGAGCGATAGCACCGCCAGGAACCATCGCAGGGATGACCAATCCTGCAATGTCCCTCAGACCATTCATAATCGGATTACTAGATCGTGGAGAGTTCTCATCCCACCAATCATCAATTCCCTTACCACCAGGAACAAACCGCGCTACATCTGTAATGAAGTCGATTGTCCCTAGTGCTGGGAACAGAGCAGAGGCTGCAAATTCTTCTGCTTTGCTCGGCTTATCTGCCTCAGCCTTTGCTTCCTGTTGTACCTTTTGCTGAGCCAGTTGGGCCTGCTTCTTGGCTTCAACTTCTTGCTGCTGCTCCATCGCAGCACGTGCATTGATATCCTGAATATATTGCTCGTGAGCAGGGTCATCTATAATTTCAGGAGTATCTGGATTGAAATAGTCTGTCATTTTAATTTATGCCTAGAAGTCTACGCACAGTCGCTGAAAGTTGTTGTTCTTGGCCAACTGGCACTTGTGAAGCAGGTACATCAAAAGCTTGTCCGGAGTAGTGGTATGAGTTCTTGGAGTGTCGCCCAACTGGATTAACTCCTTTGAGTTCGGTCGTTTTAATGCCTGCAGCATTCAGTCTTTGGGCAGCCGCTCGTGCTTCTTCTGGGGAGGCGAATGCAAGATGTTCGTGGTAATTACTTCCACCATGATCGTGCCTAAAGTTTGGGTGGTTGCGATCACCAGTCAGGTATTCAACAACTTTTGGGTTCATGTTGTAGCCTTGACGCCACGGTGAACTTCCGTAGCTTCTCAGGGCTGATTGTGCAGCCCCCAGGTACTGCTTGTAACTGCCATTGGTATAGGCTTCCCAAGCACCAAACCCTTGCGACTTGTATACCGCTAATGCCATTCGAGCGTTGTTCAATGGGTTGTACAACGACTCACGTCCGCTAAGACCTAACCCTTTCATCTTGTCTTGATGTACTGGATAGCGGATCTGCCATAACCCATGTACATCCGTATCTGTTCTACGAGCTTTGGGATTTCCACTTGACTCAGCCATTGCAAGTGCAACGAATGTCGGAATGTCTTTTTGATCAAAGCCTGCATTCATTAGTACACTTGTCAAGTCAACGTACGCTGCCTGACCTTTACGAATAGTTTTTGGCAGTGCCGCAGGAAGAGTCCCGCTGCCAATGGTTGCAATCTGATAACGTCGTGGATTCAGCATGTAATTCACAAGCTGAATATGAGCGTCGTCAACCTTAGTCGTTACATTGCGATCATAGTACTGAAGCGGAACCTGCTCTAGCCCGTAGTATTTAGCCTGCCTGTTGATGATATCAATAGGAGACAGCTTCCCACCAAACCTGTCTGAAAGATACTTGGCCTGTGGGGGCATGGAGAACCTTCCGTTGGTCTTTACTTGTTGAAGTACTTCTTGGATCGTTGCCTTGTCGATCAACCCTTCAGAGTCAATAGCAGCACCTTTTGATGCCTTTAACGCATCGACCGCATAGGTCATTGCAAATGGCTTAGCTGCAGCTGGAGCAATCTGGAAACCACGAAAGCCTCCTGCCAATACACGCTGTCCATTTACGACCTTTGTTTCTACAATGCTGTATAAGCCATTTTCTTTGGTCAGCTCCTTCTCAAACCTACCCATTGCATAGTCTAGTGCCTGCTGACGATTGCCGTCAGTATTGATCATTGCTTGAGTAAAGTCTTTTTGGAAGTTCCGCCAAGCGTAAAGTTCAGCCAGTGGAAGTGTTCTGTCAGCAGCCTGATCTAGATTCAGATCCTTCGACTGCTTCCTCAGAGCAAGGTTAATTGACTCCTTGTATGCTTTTGACTCTTCTTGAGACATTGCATTAGGTTGATTCTCCCTTGCAAGTCTTGCGTACTTTACTTTGGTCTCCATGTCCAACCCAATGGTAGACATGACCTGCTGTTCAGTCAGGCTGCCAAGTGCAAGCTCTTCGTCAAAACGCTTAACAATGTCAAGGTTGTTCTTGTGCTCATTGGTTATGTCGAGATACCGACTCAGATGTTGAGCAACCCTGAACTGACCGGAATCTTTGGCGGCTGTGATGGCCTCTTCTAACTGTCCCTGAGAGCCATCCCAGCTTGGAAACCATTCATCCTCAATAAAGCGAATGGTTTGCTTTTCCTCAAGGTCACGCGATTGCTGAGTCTCTTCAAAGTATCTATTCTCAGTGTTACGTGCAAGTCGTTGAGCCTCGTAGATCTCAGTCCTGTAGCGCTCTCCAATCGGCGTATTTGGTTGATCAGGGAATGAACTGTTATAGAATGCTTCCCGGTCATTCTGTGAGAACAGTAGTCTCCCTTCACCATCTACAGCAGTGCTCTGAAACTCAAACAGTGCAGCGCGTGCTTCTCTTGGTGTGTAGTTTTGACCTGTCTTCGGGTTTGTGCTACGCAGCAGTGTCTGATAGAAGTCGTGTCCAGACATTGCATCACGCACTGACCCATAGTTCTCCTGTGCCAGCGATAGTCTTTCCTGATCAGCAACCCCAGCCTCCATGCGCCGCATGTCGCTCACAAGTTTGTCATTAACTGACCGGAGACCAAGCAGCATTTTGCTCATACCTGCCGGATTCTGGCCATACACACCAGTATCCTTCAAGTACTGAGGGAGAAAACCAGTTAGAGCAGCAGCCAATTCAGCTGATGTACTCACCTCATGAGCCTTGATGGTCCTGAAACCACCGTTGTCATCTGGGATGACTACATCAGCATCACTTTCCCTGAAGGCGGCTACAGCACCTTCGTAGCCATTCACGGCTACAGCCTGTAGAGCCTTTTCACGGCCACGTTGTTGGTGGCGATTCAGCTTCCGCAGTCCTTCAACGTAGAGTGGATCAGCTCCCTTTGCAGCAGCTACGTCTGCATAGACCTCAACCCCTTCACCAGCAACTCTGAGCATGTGCTCTTTTTGTGCATAGTCAAGTTGCACATCAGCAGGAATTCCATCTTGGTAGTACCCCATCAAGGTGCGATTGTATTCCTCTTCTTCTTGGCGTTCACCAATTCCCTTGTCGATCTCAGTCGCAATCTTTCCGGCAACGTTGCTGAATGCACTAAGGGACTGCATTAGATTGGCTTTCTGTTTTCCAATCTGCAGTTCATTATCTACTTGAGTCTTGAAGTTTTCGGTTCTTGCATCGCTTACTGCTTTGCGAGAGCGAGCTTTCGACTCATAACTCATCTGTCTGGACTTTTCCTCTACAGCCTGTGCACCTTGCATAGCCTGTAGGTATGAAGCACGGTTTTGCAGATCCTGTCTTGCAACCTCCTCCATACCACGTATGGTACGTCTGCCTTGTTCGAGAATTCGATCTACATTGGCATCAGAGACTTTAACAGGATCAAAACCTTTCGCTCGGGCGTACCCTTGAAAGCCGATTTGTTCCATTTAGTTGATAGTGAATTAACCGAATGTCAGTGGCGCTTTACCGGCGAATGCAGCTGCCCAATTTCCCGATGCAAGCGTTGAGAGGCTTGAGGTCAGTGCATTGGTAAAGTTGCTACCAGTGGCTACCCCTTTAACTGGTCTGGGTGTCTTCTTGGGTCTAAAGACTGCTTGGTATTCTGGTCTTGGAAGTGCAAGTGGTTCTGGCAGAGCTGGTAGCATCTCTGGCTTAAGCATCCGTGCAGCATCAGCAGCCAAGTCTGAACCAAGCTTGTCTAGGTCAATCTTCTTCAGATTTGTCAAATGCTGTTTACCAGCACTCTTCATACTCTCATCAAGGATGGCAATATTTCGACCGTAGGATGCAATCGCAGACTGAGTTGCTTTTGCTGCACTTCGACCCGCAACACCACGTGCCATTGACTTACCTTCCTCCAGGATCCCTTGTACCATTAAATCCTGAGATTGGAATGCTGTAGCAATCTTGATTTCTTCAAAAGCTCTATTCTCTTCCTCGTATGCCTGTGCCGCAGCGAGATTATTGAAGCCTAGTTGCTGGCGGTAGTTCTGTTCAGACTTTTGGAAAGCCTTCATCTGATTACGGTAGTCGTAATCTCTAATGGCCATCTTGTAGTTGTAATCCCTATTCGCTGACTCTTCTTGCCATTGAAGTTGAGATTCTGTATTGCGCTGGAGGATGCCAAGTCCTCGCTTGTCGTACCGATACCTACGGTTCGCTTCTTTATTATCAAAGCGCCAGTTCTGCATTGCAGACTTATGCGCTAAGTCAATTGCCCTTTGTTGCGCTTGATCTTGCTGAGCACCTCCAAAGAGGTTCATGCCCATTCCGGCAACTGTAAAACCTAGGCTGATTGGATCTATAACTGCCATTACGCCCTCCTATAGAATCGTGGTGAATATGATCCTTCCCACATCATCGAAGTAAGAGAGATCGGGAATGGTGAATCACTAAAGACTTTCAAATCAAAGTTTAGATTACGTTGATGAATGGGTAATGTGTACACGGTCTGTTCATTCAAAGGAACGTCATCAGCCAAGTAGTAGTCAGCATCTTGGATGGATTGAACGTCGTACCATTCAGACTGACCTTTTGCTTTCAGCTTGAAGCCAACGTTACTTGAAAGGCCAACTGAGAACTTCACACGAGACACGGTGAGGTTGGCTGTATAATCAGATGTTTTCTCACCTACCTGATAGTAGATTCGTGGTAGTTGAATCTCGAAATCGTATTTGAATCCAAGGTACACCTTGCTTGCCTGTGCTGAGTAATCATCACCAATAAATTCAAAGTATGGTCCAGTCCCATCACTGCCACGCGTTGGAGTCACAGTGAAACCAGACTCACCTGTATTTGCTGGATCAGCAATGATTACTGCAGGACTCAAGCCAGTAATGTCTTTGTACCGCAAGTAGCACCGATTAACCTTCGTAGTTGCGTTGTAGGTGACGCTTGAAGGCGTTGCATATTGATCTAGACACAGTTGGACTACCTGACCACTATCGGCTCTCAGAATGGCTTCATCGGGGGTCTGAGTGAGGTTTGCCTTGGTTAGTGTGTACTGCCCCGATTGATCGGTAACAATGAACATATCATCACTGTCTACCGAAAGGAATTGTGTGTTACCTTGCAACTTCCAGTTAAACCATGTCTGCATTACAGTTTCCTGACCAACCGCATACGTCCTAAAGAAGTATACATATGGCGATGAAGGTCCATACATCGCAAAGAATGAGTTCTGAGGAGATGCTGTTAGATCAGTTACAGTATCTGGAACCCACTCAGACACAATACGACCGATGTCTAGAACATCTGGGTTCTCTTGTTGTCCACGAGTCAGCATTGCATAAATCCGTGTGTAACCAGGAGACTTACTAAGGAACACCATGTTCGTTCCAACATCCACTGGGTCTATTGCTGGATCGTTTTCATAGTTTGAGATCGTTCTGATGACAGTCGCTTTTGGCGTCAAGATGCCATCATCTGAATACATCAAGAACTGCTGACTCTTGCTGAATAAAACAAGACCTTGTGCTGCAGGTAGCACAGCATGTAGAACAGCGGGTCTGAGACTTGAACAACTCAAATCAACAGGATCACTGTCAACTTGTGTGAGGGCAGATGCGTGATAGAAGTTGTAGAACTCACCGCTCTGACTCATCGATACATTGTCCTCAGTCAGAAAGCCCAGTCTGTTGTTATGGAAGAATGCTTGCTGTATCCTCTTGCCAACAAAGCTTGGATGTTCATTGGTGTCATCATCACCAACAAGCCTCTCATCCCAAGTAATGGGTCTAAACTCAAATGTATTAAGAGCTGTATTTACCAACTCATGTGGCATTGTAGCTGCAGTTAGACCTTTCGATACATTAGGTGCAACTGTTTCTTCCCATGTACCCTTACCGCCTACACCGTCCTCTGCTACAAACTTGGCGTAATAGGTATCTTCTTTGTTGACTGTGTTGTTGATCTTGACAACACGACCATGCTTGGACTCAGCAGGCAATTCACTGATGTTATTTACTTCATCTTGAAATGCTCTAAGATTTTCCCCGCTGATACCACCTCGTACTTCAATGGTAAAAGCAGATGATCCCTCAAGCTCGATGCAGCCTTTGTACTTGGTCTTCGTGACTCCAGATGGTAGATTCAGATTGTTGAAGATCTGATCTAGTATATCAGTTGCGTTAAGAACCTTTGTGGTTGTCGTATGACTTAGTGAGCTATCTTCTGTGTTCTTTGTCGTAAATGTATATGCAGCCGCTGATCCAATCTTGACGTAGTACTCCGCGCCATATTCCGCGCCAGACAACCTGATCGTTGCCTTGCTCTTTGCAGTAAATGCTGGAGCGGTTTGGGTTGTCACTGTCTTGGTGTTGTTGACAATAATGGTTGTATCCTGAACAGTCAGTACCTGGAGGCTGTTCTTGGCATTTGAAGTTCCATAGCTTAGATAGCTGGTGCCATTGTTTGTAACCGTTACCGCAGTAGCTGGACTATTGACATTCCAGATCTTGACGTTGGTTCCATAAATCACACCAATGTACTTTTCTGTCGTATCACGGTTAATGAAGAACCATTTACCATTCTGATATTCATTTGCTGTGGAAGACAAGTTGCCTAGCCACTTTGTTCCTGGGCGCTTGCTCAGTCCATACGTTGGATCTGCATATGCGTTAATCGCTTCCCTTACTTGCCCTGGAATCTTCTTGTCATCGGGTTGCTTCGAGACGCCACCAAGAAAACTTGGAATCCGTTGAGTTACACTTGCCATCAGCGGTACAATGCTTTGTAAGGTTCGTAGCTGTTGTAGTAGTTGGCTCCACGAGGATGACCAAAGAAGGTGTAGTCTCCTTGGTTGCATTCATACTCAAGAGCCATTGCTCGGCAATAAGCTTCGCGTTGCTGCAGCATCTGGTATTGAGTACTGTCACCAACAATCCGTGAGGATGTGATACTGGCAGCCCTTGCAACGATGTAGTCTTTGATGGGTGTCGGAAGATCGACCCAATTAAACAACCACACCACATCACACAGCACCTGCTCAGTGAAGGTGTACGAGTGAGCAGTTCGGTCATAGAGCTTGCCACTACGACGTACAACATCCCTATCCCTGTAGCTGGGAGTTAGGTCAAGTTGAAGTACGTTGTTGGGGATGAGAATCTGGTTATTGTTGTCGGGAGTAAACGGGTATTCATACTCCCGGTTAAATGTCCATCCTTCTGCCTGAACCTCCCGTGACACCTGTTGGAGGGTGTCGTATGCAATCGCAACGTCCGGGTTGGTTTGAGTAAGAGTGGTTACAGGCGCCTGACCAACTGACGCCAGAATTTCATTAACAGCTTGAAGCTCGGTCTGAGCGTTAGTGGTAGGGAACGGCATAACAGAAATGTTGTATGCGATGGATAAAAAAGAGGGGAGACCGAAGCCTCCCCCAATAAGTCAGACGTTAGCGATGTTGCACTCAACGCCAGGATAAGCAGTACGCAGACCCTTGGTGGTCGAAGCCACAGCAGAGTCAGCGACAGCAGAACCATAACCAAAACGAGTCTTGGCTACAGAAATACGAACGGCATCAGTGGTGCAAGCACCGTTGTTGCCAGCAGCTACAGAAGCAGCCATGATGTTTTACCTCAATCAGGGAGTAGGAGCGACGTAAGGCAGCTTGCCATCTACGTCATCAGTCTTCACCTTGTCGAGGCGAATGCCCTGACCCGAAGCCACAGTCCGACCAAACTCCACAGGAGTCAGCGGGTTCTGGGTTTGCGAGTTGGTGATACTACCAATGGCATTACCTTCAACAAGGATTACCGAAGTGCCAGGAATAATAGACATGTGTCTATCTCCTTATCAGGAACGAGCAGACTGCAGCTCGATAGCGCAGGCAGGGTTCAGGGTGCCGCAACCCATGGCAAGACGACCAACGATGATGTCACCTTGATACATGGTGCGAACGTCAGAACCAGTGGTCTGCACTTGAGGACCAATGGCCTCAACCACACCAGCAGCATCTTTGTGATAGATCAGACCGCAGTGGGTGCTGAAGTTACCGGAGTAATCGTTGTTCTCACCGTTCACAGCAGCAACAGTACCGGCCAGGAAGGGCAGGTTGTTGGAGCGCTTGATGGGGATACCAGCGATCTCATAGAGACCTTCGCCGGACTGCAGGCTACCGGAGTTGTTACCGAAGTCACGGTTCAGGATGTTGCTGTCAACCTGGCTCACCAGTGCGTAGTACTGACGAGGGGACAGCACAGCCATACGACCCTGCTTGGGCAGGTTCTTCTCATCCATGATGGAAGCAGCTTCAAAGAAGGCGTCCACCAGAGCTTGAGCGTCGTACTCTTTCTGCACACCCAGTTGGATGATGCTACCGCCGGGCTCAGGGCCAGGAGCAGCAGTGATCGGGTGAGCTTCACGAGCAGCCTTAGCGATCTGACGGAAGATCTTCTTGTCGTAAGCCTCAGCCAGAGCGTGGCCAATCTTAGCGGCGATCTCAGAACGCAGGCTGTAGTGGGCGAGAGTTTCATCCAGGTCATAGACGAACGCGCTGGAAACCAGCAGGTCGTCACAGACGATGGTCTTCTCAGCCACCGGGGGATCGCCAGAACCCAGGATCGGAGTGCCGGGTTCATGGTACGAAGCCTCCATACGGCCCGTGAAAATGAACTGCATTGCCTTACCGTTCTTCAGGGTACGGCTTTGCACAGTGCCTTTGGCGATAGTGGCGCTTTCATACGCCTTGAACATTTCGCCAGAGAACAGTTTCAGATAAGTTGCATACTTGGTATCGTAAGCAGTACCAAGAGCAAGAGGGGTGGCCGACGTATTATTTACGCGACCAATAGAAGTTACGGTAGTGTTAGCCACAATAGTAAAGAGAGAAGTTTGTGTTCGTTCTCTCTAAGCGCTTAGAGAATCACATGA